CGCAGCATCAGTCAAGGACATGCCTTCCTTTCTTGATTCTGTGATCTTGTCGATAATCGCTTGTCTCTCTTCGTTCGTTTTTCTTCCTGCCATACACTACTCCTATTTACTGCTTACTAATTGACGTTACATTTCTTTGAATTGTCTCATCGCTTAATCGCGTCCGCTGTGCGCTCGCAGCAGCACTTACCTTGTGTGATTCGGAAACGCTCTTGAGCAGCGCACAGACCATCGCGGTATCCGACCATCCACTGCTTTACTTGTTCATCTGAAATCTGGCGCTCCATGCGCTCAACGGCTTGGCGAAGCTCACCGAAAACCGCCCAGATACTCTGCAAACAAAAACATTTTGAGTCCTGCATAAAAACCTCTTTAAAATCAGATGCGCGTTACTCTTTGTGAAAATGTCACTTCAGTTTCTCAGCGAAGTCTAAGACTTCCATAAAATCTTGGTGCTGACGCTTGGGTAATGTGTAGCCCTCATAGTTGCCGGAGTTGACGTGCTCGCGAATCTCTTGAAGAGTTGCGGGGCCTTTTTCTACCCGCCAGGTTTCAGAAGGAGACGGGCAAGAGCAACCGGAAGTCGAGAATAGATAATACTGACCATCGAGTAAAACTAGTGCCCAATCGTCGTAGCTGTAACTGGCTTCGTCGTCAGTAATTCCGCCGATGACAGTCATGTCCTTACGGCGGTCAGCAAAATCGTCCCCGCCATTTGGATGACCAACCCACCCGAACGTCTGGTCCCAGTAGTCTTTCTCAGGGTCTAATTTGAATGGTCCAATTTCTTTACTCATAAACAAACCTCATTGAATGTGACAATTGCCTAAATTGTTCAGGCCATTCTCCCGCTAGTGATCACAAAGCACACCACTGCGATTGCAACGGCTGCAGCAAAGAGAGCCATCGGCATGAGTCCGAAGTTTAGGTATTTCATGTGGACCTTATCTTTCGGAAATAGCTAATCATCCGAAATGCGCGCTTGAAGTATTTCATCATTGCGCTAAAAGTTTCTGGCTGTTTCATTCCGCGTTCGTGACGTGCTTTCATTGTTCACCTCAAAATGGAACATCTGATGATTCTTCTGCGCTCAGGGCAAGCGGCGGGACTGAATCAATTTTGGATCGCATCTCTTTTGAGATCGGCTGATTCGTAAGCGGGAGAACATCATACTTAGTATTCTGCTTAAGTCCGCGTCGTGTGATTTCAACAACCGTGTCAGCAAGGTTAAACTTGCGATCAAGATTTGCGAGCGTGTCATAAAGCTCCCCGCCGCCTTCAAAGATCTTGGCGACATACTGGCCATCTTTCGTGGTGATAAAGTTCACACGAAAACGGAATGCTGGCTTGTTCTCAGGATCGTTTGCACACACTGCGCAGCTCTCTGGACCCGTGCATTCAACACTTGATTGTCCGGTCCAGTGACGCTTGAACGTGTGGATATCGCCCTTGAAAACTCCCGTGACTTCTTCGCGGTCATTGAGCTTCAAGAAGTTATCGCGACCTAAACCCTTTGGACGTGGCTTAAACATCATAAGTATATTCCCTTTTATCCGGCCTGAGTTTGTTCAATGACTGCATCAGATGGCCCGTCTGACTCAGTCAAGCTTGATTGAAATTGTGGACAGAACTTAGAGACTGCACAGTAATTGAGGCAGCGGTTTGGTGAACCTGGACGATGTTCAATGATGAGCCCCTTATCAAAGCCTACAAAGGCGCGAGCCTCTGCTTCTGACTTGAACACGCCACCTGAGAGCGCCTTTTTTCCGCCGACCTTTTTCACAGCCCAAGCCTCATCGCGTACCCAACGCTCTTTGTTGGTACAGGCGGGCATGTTCTTAGTGAGACGCGCTTGCTGGTGCAAGATCACGCGCTCACGCAAGTACCTCTCGGCAATCTCTGCGGGCCATACGGGGATGTTGATATTCACAACCATGGATTGTGGGTAGCTTGCATCCATGTCGGCTTTAGATCTCTGCCAGTCACGAAGGATTGCAACGGCTTGAAGCTTTTCAACTTTATGGCCATTGGCTCGCAAAATCACTGCATAGCAATTGAGCTGTTTTTCCCACTTCTCAAGGCCATCAAAAATGAGTGACCATGCAGACGTGGTTTTGTAATCGGTCAAAGTGCCGTGCATGTCATACAAGTCCATCCCGCCTGAAATCTTCCAGCCCTCAACCTCAATTGAGAGCCTGCGCTCAGCAACGGCAGTTTTGTTTGCACGCTCAAGAATCGTATGTGTGGCTTGTCCAAAGAGTGACCACACGCGGTCTTCCACATCTTCTTCAAGCTGATCCCAGTGACGCCGAGTCAGTTCCACGACTTGTGGGGCATCGATTGCTTGCGTAACGCTTAGGTCGGCATCGCCGCGGGTATAGCCATCGTTTTTGACGGCTTGAACAAAGGCCTCAGGCAGATTGCGTTTATTGGTGAGTTTCATGCGCCCGCCTTTCCTTTGTCGGCAATCACATTGATAGAGAGAGTTGTTCCATTGAATTTGATGCGAAAAGATTCAGACACGATAGAGCTATACAAAGTGTCTAATTCATATTTATCAACGGTGACGCCTTCGGGAAGATCTTGCAGGATACCGGCGATCTCGCTAGCCATTTGGCGCACACGGTTTTTCACTTCTTGATTCATGACACTGCCTTCTTTCTATTCCCCAAATCCCGCACAAAATTTTTAACGGCTTCGCGAGCCATTCTTCTAGCGACGGCCTCTTTAATCAGGCGCTTTGCGAACTCAACACACGCAGGGCAAGGGACTTCCTCGAAATAAGGATTCAATACAACTCGTTGATTAAAGCAGTGTGTACAGTCACGCATAAGGCGCACCAGTCCCTTCGCCAATATTCAATTGACGTTATTCAAAAAATGATTTATTCACCGCGTTAGATTCTTCTTCTGAGTCAATCCAACGGAAAAATTTGTTAACCGGCCCTCTTGGCCTCGGGTTTAGGAATGAGCAATTGTTCAGTGCTCACTCCAATCAACTCAGCTAGAGCCTTTAGGGTCCTCTCTTTGGGGACGTAACCGCCTGCAAGCATTCGCGTCACCGAAGTGTCAGAAATAGCCAGACTGCGAGACAGGAAGCTTTGTTTCCTGCACTCTTTATCGAGCCACGCCCGGACCAGTTCACTGTTGAGTTTGAATCGTTCATTCATCCTGAGAAGCATACTAGCCAAACTTTGGCTTGTTTGCAAGGAAAATTAACCAAACTTTGGAGTTCTATAGCCAATCTTTGGCTGTAGAATTTAACTAGTGAAAACGATTAGGGAAGTTTTTGCCGACAATTTAAGAGAGCTTCGCGGAAAGATGACTCAAGAAGAGTTTTCCGCGAAAGTTGGCATTTCCCTAAGTACCTACCAAAAAATGGAGCGCGGGAACGTCCCCCAGGCGGAAAATCTGCGGATATTAGCCAAGACGCTAAAAGTGCCGGAATCTAGATTATTCTACGACCGCACTTTAGCTCCAAAATCTACGCGCGAGCAGTTACTTGTTTCGCTTTTCGAGAAAACGCTGAAACTCGATGACAACGCTCTCTCGGTTGTTGTTGGATTCATTGAGACTCGGTACGGCCCCTTGGACCTCAAGCAAGTGAGCAATCTCGAAAACAAGTGATGAGTATTGCTTCAAAGCCGCGAGTCTTTCTTTAAATTCCCTCAATTGTTTAGTCTCTTCAGGCACACGCCCCCCTTTGCCGATACATCAGCGTTGTAGTCTCCACGCTGGCACGTGGGGGTTATGACGAGTTGGGGGTTCCGGAACGTAAGCGCTTTTCGCCCCCAACTCCTTATGTGTTTCCTATCGGTTTTTATTCCCTGAATGTTAGTCAGTTAAGAATCATTCCAATTCAGATACTTACCCCCCCCCTCGCTCTAGTGAGGGGCTATCGCAGCATGAGAGGCCCTTTTAACCTGAGAGGATGGCAAAGCTTGCGCTCGGGGAAGCACTCAAGAAAAAAGGAATGTCTAAACGACAGTTCGCCAAACTATTAGACATTGAGTATAAAAACGTGTTTCGTTTATTTCACGCCGGCGCCGATCCAAAATTATCGACACTCAATAAATGGGCAAAGCTTCTCGGCTGCAAGGTTCGCGATCTTTTAAAAGAATAAGGCAGGTGCCTAACTCTTAAACACCCCCTGTGTAGAATACCGAATAGAATCAGCGCGTAAATCAGGCACGCCCTATGCTCTATGAGAGCGCATGAAACGCGTGATTCTAGTAGCTGCAGTAGCGCTTCTCTTAGTTGGATGCGGGCAAAGTCCAAGCGCAACAATAAGCCCCGACTCTTCTTCGACTGCCACCGTACAAACCACGGCAGCCGTAACTATCACAAGCATTACCTCTTGCAGTCACGTCGCCTATCTTTCTCTGCCTTCGGGTCAGCCCTGTCAAAGCCTGCCTATTCTTGTACTTGTAACGACGACTTACTCCAATGGTACCACAAAGCGTGATTGCTCTGGCGGAAACGCTAATGAGACGTGCTCTTCAAATGATCCGACTTCAGTAACGTACACTTTTACCTGCATCAACGGGACACAAAGAAATATGATCTCCGGGACGCTTCGCTTCTCTGAATCAGAATGTATCACTACTACTCAATAAGAGTACTTCCATCGCCGATCACGATCATCTCTAAGATCGACATGCGCCCACGCTTTGCCAACTCCTACGGCCTTAAAGCCCACAGAGCGAGCAGCTTCCTCAATCTCAATGCCTAAGTGATGGCCGGTCTTCACATCAGCCGCACGTCCTAGCTCATGTTGGGATTTCCCTACTGCCGTCTCAAATCCCATTTCTCTGAGTTCCTCTTGGTGATGCTCGCAGCGATAACCGGACGTGATCTTAAGCGGAAACCCTAATGCTTCTCTGAGTTCTTGAAGCCTTAAAACAAGCTCATCATCAATCAGCGTCTCTTCGCAGTGATCACAAGGACATGCAAACTCGCTCACCTTAAAGTCTTTCGACAAGCTCTCATCCGAGTGTTTCGGGTAGCTATGAACCATTGTCTTGCCCTCCTAGCATGACTTGGATTTCACTTTATTGTTGCCAACATAGCGGACTTAGTTAAAGTGAATTCTCAAGCGCAATCTAAAGTAGATCGGAATAGAAAGGATTTCTTATTCCTAAAGCCAAGGGATCACCAAAGACTGGTGGCAGAACCAAGGGCACGCCTAACAAAAAGACCCAAGACCTCTTTGATCGCATGGAGGAGCTTGGCGTTGATCCGTTTGAGATCCTGCTCTACTTCGCAAAGGGCGATTGGAAGTCTTTGGGTTACGAAGAAGCCACTCGCACCTATTTCACTGCAGCGGGCATTGAAGCCGAAGAAGAGATTATTAAACCAGAGCTTCGCATGCAGGCAGCCAAAGAGGCATGCCAGTACATCCTCCCAAAGCGCAAGGCAACTGAGATGACTGTTGTCGATGAGGCTCGCATGAAGGAAGTCGAGCGCCTCTCTGATCTTACAGACTCTGAGCTTGAAGCTGAACTTAAGCGCTTGGGATTTGAGAGGGTGAAGCAATGATTGATCCGAAAGAAGTCTTAAAGCAGGCCGAAGCTGAGCTGAAAGAAGAGCTTTTTCGCGAAGCGGTTGAAGCCCGCAAACAAAAACTCAGAGAGAAGAAATCGATCTGGGACCGAATCTTTCCATGGAAGGTCATCATCATAAGAAAAGGAAAGAAACCATGATGGATATTAAGGCAGTCAAAGAAGCGGCAGAAAAAGAATTGCAAGATGAGCAAATGAAGAAGGCCAAGGAAACGATCAAAGTCCTTCTTCGCAAGAAACTACAAGCACAGGCAGTGCTTGCAAACATCGATAGGGAAATCGCTGATGCGTATGCAGAGCTTGGAACGGGAAATCTTACATAGCCTTCCCATCGATGTTGTTTTCGCCGGGTTCAAGGGAAACACCTTGAGCCTTGCGAGGGCCGGATGGGATCTGTCGATGCGCCAACAATCAAATCTATGGGGCGCTTACGAGATGCAACTTGTGATGAGACACGATGGCGCACGTCTTTATGCGCTCTCAAGCCCTATCGAACTCGAATATGGAAGACTCGGGTCGTGCCTGAATGATCCAGTGAGATATGCAGAGCTGTTGAGTCAGTTACATTTCAGCATCGCATGTATTGCACCTCAGATAGAGTTTCATGTCATGCCTGTTCGTGGAAATATGTTCGCAAGCGAATTCAAGGCGATTGATCCATTTCCACAAGAACGGACAGAAAAGATCTCAGTAAAAGATTTCAAGTTCTTCAAGGTCGCAAACCCTTCGATCAAAGACATCATCGTGTCGCCTGATCAGGTTCCTGAGCTCTTAGACATGGTTCTTAAGGCTCAAAAGGAGACAATCAGCAAGGTGAAGGCACGAGAAAGGTCGCGTGAAAACATGCACGCATACCGCGACGTGAAGCCAGCGCATCAAGTTCAAGCTCAACTCATTACTCTTGCAGGCGTCGCATGACCATCATCGAAGCCATCAAGAGCGGGAAGCGGTTTAGGCGCAAGAGTGAGGCAACGTATCGAGGTTTTGCGAAGCCATATGATTGCAGAAATGAGAGCGCTCTGCTGCGCAGTGACGATGAGGACATCGCATTAACAATTGCCGACCTAATCGCTGACGACTGGGAAGTTGAAGAGAAGAAGGTTGAGATTACACGCACTCAGTTAACGCAAGCGGTGGATACAGTCTTGTCCAAATATCCGCTGTCGTATGGATTGAGAGAGCACCTAGCAGAGGAGCTTGGCCTTGACTGATCTCCAAATCCGCCTCATGCAGTCCTCTGAGCTTGCGTATGTGAAAGCCACGTGGCTTAAGCATTACAAAGAGCACTCAGACTTTGCGCGTCCCATTCGTGATTCGATCTATTATCCTGCGCACTCAAGGCTTGTGGATCATATTTTGAGTAAGCGCAACTCCATTGTGCTGATTGCAGCGCATGTGGATGAGCCTGAAGTGATCTTGGGTTTTCTAGTTTATGAGTACTTTGATCACGCCGTGATCCATTATGCCTATGTCATAGCACGCGCACGAAAGCTTGGCGTTGCTACAGCCATGCTCAAGGCCGCAGAGATCTCTGACAACTTCGTTTTTACACATAGAACGCCTGATGCGAAGGCGATTCAGGCGGGTAACCCTCATATGACTTATGACCCTTATAGGATCTAAAAGATGAAGCTCATTGAGAATCTGGCGCATCAGGCACTTAGTAAGTTCGGATTCCGAGTAACCACTATGGACCTCATTGTTGATGCGTGGAATGACAACGCGAGAGCGGCATATGAGGCGGGATTTAGAGATGCCCGTGAGATTGCTGCAAACTATGTATCATTGCGGCCCTATGGCACGATAACCATCTACAGCGACCCAAGCAAACAGGACCGCATACACTGGGACTTGAGCGCCCTAAACATGATCGCAAAAGACATATCGAAAATTGGCGAGGAAGAAGCATAATGGGCATCAAAAACCACACACTAGGCGAGACACGCTACATCACCTACCAGTTAGAATTTCCTGATGGTGATGTATGGACCGATCAAGAACCATTCTGGGGACCGCTTGATACCTATTTGAAGCTCACCCAGTTTGCAAAGACGCCACACATTTGCGCGGAACTTCTCACAAAGGGTGAGACCTACTGGAAGGATCAGCACGGCACGTTTCACATCATCTCTGTTGAAGCAAATCAGCGCCCGCGCAAGTGGGGCACGAAGAGGAAGAAATGAGCGGAACAATTCAAGATAAAGCAGATAAGCTTGCCGAACGGATCAATTCTCGCTTTAGAAGCTTAATCGCTTCGAAAGTTGATGAGTTCATTGAAAGAGAAATCCAGAGCATCCGCCTAAGCTTTATTGAAGAAGCTTACCGCATCACTGCGTTTCAAGTTCTAACGATCATGAATGAGGCTGATCAGCTTGAGCTGAAAGTAAAATACGTTGGCCTTGAAAACGAGATTCAGGAGGAATCAAAATGAAGGGCAAAAAGATTGTAAACCTACGCACGCATATCGGCATTACTCAGTTCGCAGGCCAGCAAACGCTTGAGGCAACAAAGCTCAAAGAATGCAAGATGGAACTCAATGCCGTGGGCGTAGTTGTGAAGGCACGCCAGGGCGAGCATATGAAAGAAGTGCTGATTCCATTCTCAAACATCACGCACATTGAGCTTGTGGATGATGTAGACGCTGCAAAGGAAGCAAAGGCTAAGTAAACAATTTTGGCGGCGCGTAGTCGGGCTGATCACCCGTTGAGCGTGGTCAACTCATGCAGAGCATGGGGACGCCGACCGCCAATTCACGGAGAGCTAAATAGTCAGGGTACTATCGCTTGTTGCTAACAAGATGGCTGCTGAAAGGCAGTAAGGTTCGAGTCCTTAGCTCTCCGCCAATTCAATTCTATGAATGATCGCTTCTCACTGATCCTAACTGAGCTTAAGCGCAGAGACACAGGCCCTAAATTCAGGCTAGAGGATTTCTGTTTCAAAGAGCAGCTAGCATTCATCAAAGATCCTGCGCAGTATAAGACTGCAGTTTGCTCACGTCGTGCGGGTAAAACCATTGCGTGCGCGGCAGATCTCATTCACACAGCACTCTCGCATGCAGACGTTGTGTGCTTGTACGTGACCTTAAGACGCAACAACGCCATGAGGCTTGTCTGGCCTGAGCTTAAGCGCATCAACACTGATTTTAACTTGGGCGGTGATCCTAATGAGACTTACCTCTCGCTCACCTTCCCCAATCGATCAGTCATCTACTGTTCAGGGGCAAAGGATCGAAATGAAATTGAGAATTTTCGAGGTCTTCCACTCAAGAAAGTCTACGTTGATGAGTGTCAAAGCTTTAGAGCCTACATCGAAGACCTTATCGACGACGTTTTATCAAAGGCGCTATTCGACTACGCTGGAACGCTTTGCCTCATTGGAACCCCTGGTTTGGTTCCTGCCGGATACTTTTATAATCAAACGCAGTCGAAGGCGTATCATCATCATTTCTGGACCATGTTTCAGAATCCGCATCTGGAGAAAAAGAGTGGAAAAACTGTTCAAGCCTTAGTTGACGCAGATTGTGAGCGCATGGGCGTAACACTCTCGCATCCAAAGATTCAGCGTGAGTGCTATGGGCGCTGGGTGATTGATTATGAGTCGCTTGTATTCTCGTATGAGGAGGTAAAAAACGATTACAAAGAGCTTCCTGACTGGCGCAGTAAGAAGAACACAGTCATTGGCGTGGACTTAGGGTTTGAAGATGCTGACGCGATTGCAGTCATCGGCTGGCATGAACACGAGAGAACGTCCTATCTCATCGAAGAGAAGCTCACTCGCAAGCAAGGCATCACAGACCTTGCCGATCAGATCGGTGAGATGATCAAAAAGCATAACCCGATCAAGATCGTCATGGATACAGGCGGCCTAGGCAAGAAGATCGCAGAAGAAATCACCGCGCGCTTTGGTATCCCGGTTCAAGCCGCAGAGAAGACTCGAAAGATCGAATTCATCGAGTTATTAAACGACGCCATGAGAACGGGCCGCTTTAAAGCTAAGAAATCCTCAGCTTTTGCTCAAGACTGTATGAAGGTTGAGTGGGACTTCGATAAGACGACGCCTGATAAGAAAGTCATTTCAGATAATTACCACTCAGACATTTGTGATGCCGTTCTTTACGCCTACCGGGAAGCGCTCCACTGGTTGGCAGAACCTGTGGCTCAAAAGCATCTGCCTGGAACGCCTGAGCACTACCAAGAACAGGAAGATGAGATGGAAATTCGTGCAGAACAGGACTATTTGGAGTCAATTTGTGAAGATTTCACTTTAACTTCGTTCGATATTGATTGAATATCATTCAACAAATCACATCATGACCATGCGCGATTGCTCATCAAGGATGATGAGAGTGAGATGACACAAAGGGAGTGGAATGAAAGCATCAGAGATCAGGAAGATCTTAAAGCTTGCAAGGCAGTTTGGCGTAAAAGAGATGACCATGGGGGGATTTGCGGTCAGCTTCCATGCGCCAAAAAGAGTGAAGAAAAAGGCTAAGAAGGTTGCTACCTCGACTTCCCTTCAAGGCGATCACTCAGCCGCCACTCCCGAAGCTGCGCTAGAGCCACAAGAGCCGATTGAACTCACCTCTGAGGGCTTACCTACTCATGATGAGCTGCTTCTCATGAGCACGCCTTTTTACGATCAGATGCAAGAGCTAAAGCGCCTGCAGGATGCGGGCGACGCAAGTGATGAAATGCAGTCCATAAACTGAAAGAGAGCCAAGGATGGCAATCGATTACACGGTAGTGAACAAGGGTTCCGATGATCAAACGGCGATCAATAAGCGCTGGTGGGCGGTCAAGAAATCAGAGCGAGCAAAAAGCGTTTACGCCGTTGTTCAGCATCTCGCGAAATACGATTCAGTTCGCCAAACCCAGTATGAGCTATCAGCAAAACTTTACGGCAACACGCAGCTCTTAGGAGTTACTGGCCTTACAACCGCCAAGGCTGCAGCTCAACAACCTACGATCAAAGAGCGACTCACCTACAACGTGGTGCAATCGGCGATTGATACGGTAACAAGTAAGATTTCAAAGAACAAACCAAAGCCACTCTTTCTCACCTCAGGTGGTAACTGGAAACTCCAGCGCAAGGCTAAGAAGCTCGATAAGTTTGTAGAGGGCTGCTTCTATGAAAACGACGCCTATCACTTAGGCACGCAAGTATTCCGCGACGGCGGCGTGCTGGGCGACGGTCTTGTGCAGGTGTTTGAGCACTATGGGCGCGTGAAATACGAGCGCACGCTTGTATCTGAGCTTTATGTGGATTGGTTTGAGGCTTACTACGGCAATCCTCGCCAGCTTCACCGCGTGAAAAACGTCGATCGCCAAGTATTGATTGATCTCTTCCCTGAGAAGAAGGCTGCAATTGAGAAGGCCAAGGGCGCAAACCTAGGTGCAGCATCAGCAAGCATGATCATGGCAGATCAAGTCACTGTCATTGAATCATGGCACTTGCCATCGGGCCCAGAAGCAGGCGATGGCATGCATACGATCTGCCTTGAAGAAGACTCTCTCATGGAAGAAGAGTGGAAAAAGCCATTCTTCCCGTTTGCACGCTTTTCTTGGGGTCCAAGACTTTATGGTCACTGGGCACAAGGCGGTGCAGAACAAATTCAAAACATCCAATACGAGATCAACAAGATCCTTTGGGTCATTCAGCGCTCCATTCACATGGCGGGCACTTTCAAGATCTTCAGTAAAATCGGAAACAAGATTCCAAAGGCGCACTTCACGAATGACATTGCGCTCATCATCGAATACGTGCAAGAAGCTCCACAATATGTCACTCCAAACGCAGTGCCAATTGAGCTTTATCAGCAGCTTCAAAACTTAAAGACCGCTGCATTTGAGCAACTTGGCGTCTCTCAACTCTCGGCGTCCGCTCAAAAGCCTGCTGGACTGAACTCTGGCAAGGCGCTCAGAGAGTATAACGACATTGAGTCTGATCGTTTCATGACGATTGGCCAAGCCTATGAGCGCTTCTTCTTAGAGCTTGCTCGACTCACCGTTGATTGCGCAAAAGATATCTACACTCGCGAGGGCAAATATGAAGTTAAAGTCCCTGGTAAGAAATTTATTGAGACGATTGACTGGAAGGACATCGATCTTGAAGAGGATGAGTACTTCCTCAAAATCTTTCCAGTGTCCTCATTGCCCAATGACCCTGCCGGACGCCTTCAAACCGTGCAAGAGTACGTGCAAGCTGGGTTCATCACCCCTCGCACCGCAAGACGCCTCTTGGACTTCCCGGATCTTGAAGCAGTGGAGGATCTCGAATCAGCCAAGGAAGATTATCTCCATAAGATCCTAGAAAAAATGGTCGATGCGGACTTGGAAGACGAGAACGCAGACGTCGCTGAGATCTATACAGCACCTGAAATTCCTTACGATGACGTGCAGCTAGCGCGTGAGTTAGCACTTGAGTATTACCAGCAAGGCAAACTCAACAATATGCCAGAGGCTAACTTGCAGCTGCTCCGAGATTTCATGAGCCAGCTCAATGCCCCACTTCTAGGCCAGCCACAAGCAGGTCCAGGCGCACCAATGCCTGGTACAGGCCCAGGACTTCCAGGCGCTGCACCGCAAGCAGCTCCAATGGCTCAACCACAAAGCGATCTAATCCCTAATGTTCCGGGGGTTGCATGAAGCTTATTGAGAAGGTGGCAGAAGAGGCGGTCAACGACTTCGAGGGCGGCAACTGTGGTTGTGATAATTGCCTTGAGGATGTGTGGATGAATGGCTTCCGCAAGGCGCGGGAGATGCTTTTACAGCTAAGCCTTGAGCATATGGACCCACGATACATCAAAGAAACCATTGAGCAGCTCGGCGAGGAAGAGGCGTGAATAAAAAGCCTAACTCCATTGCAAAGAAGATCTTCTGTCATCCAAGCAGAGAGACGCAGGCGCGGCACTATCGCACTGACAATCACCCAGATTTCAACGTCATCAT